GTCCCAACTAATGATCGATTTAAACTCTCTTCGTGAAAGATTAAAGCTGGGTGGTTCGCGCACTGAGATACCTGGAAGCGTTATTAAGGAAATGAGTTTAAAAGATCCAGATACTTTTGCAGAACTTAAAGGCAGGTTTAGACAAATTTCGTACAACAGTTATTTTAAAAATCACAAAATCATTATTATTAATAACACACCTTCTACTAATTTTGGAAGAATTGAGGCAATAAAACAAGTTCAATTTGCTGATATCGATATAGAACGTGTTACTAGTGGTACAATCAAGCCTTTGGTACAGTTATGAACAAGTTTAGTAATTTTATAGTTGAACAAAAAAATACTCACATGGAACACATCGAGGATATGATCTTCAATGATGGTGTCGATGGTGCCAGAATGGCTATTACTTCTTTGTTAAACCTTAGAGATATGCTTGCTGGAACATCTAAGAACAAAGTCAATGTAACTGTTAAATGGGACGGTGCCCCTGCTATATTTGCAGGAATAGATCCTGCAGATGGAAAGTTTTTTGTAGCAAAAAAGGGTATTTTTAATGTAAATCCAAAGCTATACAAATCTCAACAAGAGATTAATGCTGACCTTTCTGGCGATCTCAAGACTAAATTTGCTGAGGCATTTAAACATTTTTCAAAGTTGGGTATTAAATCGGGTGTTTACCAAGGCGATTTAATGTTTACAAAACGAGATTTAAAGATTGCTACAATTAATGGCGAAAAATACTATACATTCCAACCAAATACTATTGTTTATGCAGTTCCTGTAAATAGTGCTTTGGGTGTTAAACTTAGAAAAGCATCTATAGGAGTGGTGTGGCACACAACGTATGAAGGTAATTCTATAGCAAACATGAAGGCATCATTTGGAAGGGGCATTGTAGATAAATTCAATCAAGTTCCAGCTATATGGATGGATGATGCTACTTATAGAGATGTAAGTGGCACAGCAACGTTCACTGGCGAAGAGACCGCAATGGTCACCTCGATGCTTTCCAACGCAGGTAAAATATTTAGAACTATAAATGGCGATGTTCTTCGTGCTATTAGAGACGATGAAGAGTTAAAACTGAGAATCAAAACATACAACAACACATACGTCAGAGCAGGCGAACCTTTTCCGGAACCAGAAAAACACGTAAAGGGGTTGTATAACTACATTGATAATTGGTATCAATCAGAAATAGACAAGAAAAAAACAGAAAAATCCAAAAAAGAATGGACAGACAAGCGCGATATTATTGTTAAAAAATTATTTGCGAATGTCGATGACTTGACACAAGTGTTTAGACTTATGAATCTTATCGTTCAAACCAAGCAAACTATCATCGAAAAAATGAACAAAGCGTCTCAGCTTGGAACATTTTTAAGAACTTCAACAGGCCTTAGAGTTACAAATCAAGAAGGGTATGTTGCTATAGACCATATTGGCAATGCTGTTAAGGTAGTTGATAGACTTGAGTTTAGTAAAGCTAACTTTTCACCTGATGTAATCAAAGGGTGGCAACGTTAAAATTATAAATAGATCGAAGTCAGGCCAAGGTAAACCTTCGAGGTAATATGAAAAAATTAGTTTTTGCTTGGGGTAGAATGAATCCCCCAACAATAGGACACGAAAAATTAGTCGCTAAAGTCCGTTCAGTAGCAAAAGCTAATAATGCTGAGCCTGGGATATACTTGTCTCATACGCAAAACTCAAAAAAAGATCCCCTTCAATATAAAGACAAAATACAGTTTGCCAAGAAAGCATTTGGCAATTTAGTCAAAATATCACAATCAAAAACTATTATTGAGTTACTTAAAGAATTTGAGTCTTTAAAATTTACTGACATAACTCTTGTTGCAGGATCTGATAGAGTCAACGAGTTTGATTCTCTTCTTAACAAATACAATGGTAAGGAGTATAACTTTAATTCAATTAAAGTAGTCAGTGCAGGTGAAAGAGATCCAGACGCAGAAGGTGTAACCGGAATGTCTGCATCAAAACTAAGACAGTTAGCAGCTTCTGGAGATATCAACGGTTTTCTTGCAGGTGTTCCTTCGTCTCTCTCACAAAAAGACTCTTCAACAATGTATAACATGCTTAGAAAAGGTATGCTTATGGAAAAGAACAATAAACAAGCCCAAACAAACGAAATAGACTTTTCAGAAGATGAACTAGAAAAGGCTGTAGACGAAGCAGATTGGGATGAACTAGATCAATTAAGCGAAGAAGTAGAACCTATCGAAGAAAGAGCTGCTCTTACATTAATGCAAAGAATAAAGAGAGCCCGTCAAATGAAAAGGATGGCTCCTAAGTTGAAAAGACAGCGTCAGCTTAAAAAAATGAGAATGGCTCCTACTGAAAGACTTATTGCTAGATCAAAAAAACTAGCTAGAAATTTAATGAGAAAAAAATTAGCTGGTAAAAAAGGTGAAAAGTATGCTTCACTGTCAGCATCAGAAAAAATTACTATTGACAGATTAATAGCAAACAAAGGCCCAGCTATAGAAAAATTAGCTAAAAGATTATTTCCTAAAGTAAAAAAAGCTGAAATGGAGAGATTGAGACAGGCCAGAGAAGTAAAAACTGAATCGTTTAATCAATATGCCCAATTGGTAGAAAAGATTTCTACAAGACAGGATAGTGATATATCTGACAGAGCAGGAACTCAGCCAGCACGTTATCATAGTGGTCTATCAACTTCTACAAAAGTAGCAAGAGACATTCAATTCAAAAAACAATCAAAAATGGATTCTAGAGATCCAGAAGCATACAAACCTGCTCCTGGAGACAAGACAGCTAAAACCAAGCCTTCTGTATGGACAAAAAAGTTTAAAGATCTATTTGGCGAACAAAATGCTGTAAAAAGAACCAAAGAAATTATAAGCAGAGAAAAACAGCAAGACAAGGTTAAGCACGACAGAATGCTTGACAGAGCAAGGTTACAAGACACTAGAGTAAAGAATCAATCCACATCTGAAGAGGTAGAAATATCAGAAAAGTCAATGTCTGCACTTCAGAGTAAAGCTGAAAAGTCTGGGTATTCTTATGGGACACTTAAAAAGGTCTATGACAGGGGTGTAGCAGCTTGGAGAACTGGTCATAGACCAGGCACAACTCCTGAACAGTGGGGATATGCAAGAGTTAATGCTTTCATAGCAAAGCAAAAATCAGGAAGAAAGCTAGATCACGATACTGATTTGGCTGAGGATAAAGGTTCTTTCAAACACCATTTGCTTCAACCTTCTTTAAAACATTCTATGCAACATGCAATGATTCATGTTGATAAGGATAACGATGGCGACGTTGATAATGTTGAGAAAATGGTTCCAGATGAATTGACCGCAGCAGAAAAAAATTCAAAGATTCTCCAAAAGCGTGTAGTTAAAAAGTACGATTTAGAAAAAAAGATGGCTAAGAAAAGAATTGCGTTTGAATCAGCTCAGTTAGATGAATCGCTTCAAATCGAACGTGGTGCTGGTCTTGGAACTTTTATGACAGCTAAAGATCTTGGGATGAAAACATTGGGGGGATTTCAATATCACCCCTCAGTTCAAAAAGTTGATGAAGAGCACGGTGCTGGTGAAGAAGGAACATCTAAGTTGGTCAAAAAATACAAAAAGGACACCCCACAGCAATGAAAAAGTTTAGCGACATTAGAGAAGATTTGATTGATCAGTTTTGTGAGTCCTGCAATCTTTATGAAAACCTAGAGCTTGTAGAAGCTGAATATCAGGGTCAGACAGTAACTTTAGACGATCCAATTAGGACAAACGAAAATCCTAAGAAAAAATTTAAAGTTTATACAAGAGGTCCAACAGGAAATATTGTAATGGTAAGGTTTGGGGATCCCAATCTTTCTATTAAAAGAGATAATCCCAACAGAAGAAAATCATTTAGAGCTAGACACAATTGTGATAATCCAGGTCCAAAATGGAAAGCAAGATATTGGAGTTGTTATCAATGGCGTGCTGGATCAAAAGTAGATAATTAAGGAGCAGACAATGGCTTACAAAAAT